GACACCCCACGGACAACTCGGCGATGTGGGCCGCGATGATGAACCAAAAGGACAGCCCCGCTGAAATGGCGGCCATGATGAACGGAGGCATGGGAGGCTGGGGCGGCATGCAGTGGCTCGTGTGGCTTTACGCTATGCGCTGGCTCGGCGACGACAGGAACAAGGACAATGCGCAGCTCGCAGCCTTGCAGAACCAAATCAGCGACAACCAAAACATCAACAACGTAACGGCGGCCATCCAAAACAACGCCTCGGCGATGCGTGAAATCGCCAACGCCACGAACACCAACATCGACTTCGTGAAGCAGAGCCTCTGCAACCTCAATTCAGCCGTTCAGCAGGTCGGTGGTGCTGTGGGCTTCTCATCCGAGCGAGTGATAAACGCCGTGCAGTCGGGCAACGCAGCCGTAACCTCGGCTTTGCAGAACTGCTGCTGCCAGACACAGCAGGCAATCCTCAAGATGGGCTACGAGAACCAGCTCGCCAACTGCCAGCAGACCAACACCCTGCAAAACGGACAAAGAGACCTCGGGCAAGCCATAACGCAAGGCTTCTCATCCACGGCCTACGAGACGCAGAAGCAGACGTGCGACATCATCAACGCCGGGGCGCAGAACACGCAGCGCATCATCGACACGCTCAACTGCCACTGGCAGCAAGACCTGCAACAGCGTTACAACGACGCGCGGCTCGAGCTGTCGCAGCAGAGACAAAACGCAACGCTCATTGCGGCCCTCAAGACCACCACGACCACCACGGCGACGACCTAAACGTGTTAACAAAAACGGCTTTTCTTCGACACGTTTGGAGAACGTGTTAACGGAAAACCATTTCGGTGAACACACCGATAAGGTTTAACTTCGCTCTTTGACATTGTGGGACTGCCCCTTTAATAATTAATAACCTACCTATTTCGGTAGGTTTGGTGGAAAATGCCTATCTTTGCACCGTTATATGGCTATACAAGACACATACAGGTACAGAAGCATTGACATAGCACGGTACGTCGTCGCCTATGCCAACGAGAACAAGTTCGGCATAAACCTCACGAAGATGCTGAAGCTGACGTTCTTCCTATATGGGGCGTACCTTGTGTACACTGGCGAGCGTCTGACAGACGAACACCCTGTGGCGTGGACTTACGGACCTGTGTTCGAGAGGGCGAGAAGGCGTTTCATGTACAGCGACCTGTTGGATGTGTCTTTGTCCGATGTTGACAGGCAGCTGTTGGATGACAAGGATTTGAGAGCGATGCTGGAATACACTTTCAGCGTATGCGGCAAGTACACCGCATCGGCATTGGTCGCTTGGACGCACAAGCCGAACTCCCCGTGGTCTGTCACGATTGAGGAGTGCAAGGGGCGCGAGGGCGGTGTCATCCGTGACGAGGTTATATATTCTTATTTCAACGAAAGGATGTATGGAAGCAAGGCATGGTGACGGACTGCCTAAGAATGGCGACCTCGGCGTTTCCAGTGAGGGAGAAACGAAACGAGCAGACCCAGACAAAAGGCGCTTCGACCAAGACACGGACACACGTTATTGGCTGGCGATATGGGTGGCGATAGTTTCCACTGCATGGCTGCTCTTCGTGGCTCTTTGCGTCTGTTGCTGCAAGTTTCAGATGACAACGGAGATAATAATAGCCTTGCTGTGTACCTGCACGGCAAACGTGCTGGGACTTCCATACATAGTCTTGCACGGGTTGTTTGACAGAGAGAAATAACGAAACCTCAAATTTGCATGTTATTCACAGGCGGCAGTTCCACGATTCAAGGGGCTACCGCCCTTTTCTTTTCCGAAAAAATGCGGAACAACGCCGCTATGGAAAATAAGGGTGGGAAACAAGGCTTATTTTTACTTTAAGGTTTAAGACAATGACATTCAGAGAATTACGACAGAAAAATAACATCTACCTGCTCAACAAGCGGGACATGACGTTTGAGGAGACCACCGTTGACGGCGTGGGCGTTCCACGCTACGACAGCCCGAAGGTGGGGCAGACATCCATTGCGGGGCAGGTCGTGGACGTTACGATAAAGGGCGTGTGCTACACCGTGCAGTGCGACAACTCCGTGGCGTACTCCGACAAGGTGGTGTTCGCCACCGACAAGGCTCTGTTGCTGCCCGAAGTGAGGCGGCTGAAGACCGAGGCCGAGAACATCCTTGCGGGCGTTGACCGCGCAAGGGAAACCGTGACAAAATGTAACGGTTTGCTTTGCGAGCTTGACACGGCCTTCAAGGAGAAGCAGGAGACGGACAAGCGCATGGGAGCAATGGAGAGCAAGATAAACTCGCTATCCGACATGCTGAAAGATTTTATCAATGAGTTTAAAAAGTAACAGCCATGATACGGAAAGAAGAAAACAAATACGGAGAAAAGACGGTGTTCTACATCGTCAAGGACGACATCAACGTGAGCGCAATCATCAGTGAGCTTTCATCTATGGGATGCAAGGATGAGGAACTTGGAAAAGCGTACCGCAAGCTGACATCGGAGAACAAAGGGTATCTCTATAAGAACGAAGGGAAGAAAGAGACGCTGCTCGTCATTGACGAGAACCACACGGGCTTCGACTTCGGACAAAACGCCTTGATCCCACTGTTTTTCATGTTCGCCATGTTTGGCGGCATGTGGGGCAATCCCTACAAAGACTTTATCGAGAAGCTGAAAAGGGGCGGTGAGGAAATCAAATAAGCAAAAAGCGTCTGACGGGGTGGACTATACCAAAAGCGCAAACAAAGGGTGGCAGTCCCATATCGTTATGGAACTGCCGCCTAACTCCGAACATCAAAGTGTAAAAGTTATAAGTTATGTCGAAGTTTTATCTTTGTCATCTTTGCGTTTGTGCGTTTGACTTTGCAACTTCTTCAAGTCTTTGTCAAGCTCTTTTATGCTTTCAAGACGTGATTGCTCCCTTAGTTTCGTCTTGTATGCCTTATATTCAAGCCGTGCTTTTTCTTTGGCAATTTCCATGCTTACCTTCCCTTTCGTTTCAAGAATGTTCTTGCGGTTCATGATAAGAATGGTATTCAGGCTCTTTTCCCAGTCGCTCATCATCATTGGAATGTGATTGTATGCTTGCGCCTCGGCGTATGACAGATATTGCTCAACTATGTATTTCAGATTTTCTATTTCGCTTTCATTCAGATAGTTTTTACCCTTGCCGATGTCTGACGATTTCACAATGCCCTCATATTCCGTAGAAGTCAGCCCCATCATCGGCAAATTAGCGTTGGCTCTGTACTTGATAAGCTCGGCGGCGGTGTGTCCGCTTACCGCCCACAACAACTTGTTTTGAACTCTTGCGAAAAAGTCGTTAGTCTTTTTCTCGTCCTTGTCGTAGTCCGCACTCAACTTGTAAATATCTCTGATTTGCTGATAGAACACTTTCTCAGAAGTCCTTATCGCCCTTATGCGGTTTAAGAGTTCTTTGAAGTACGTAAGTGATTGCCCCGCGGTAAATCTTTTGTCATCAAGCACATAACCTTTTACCAAGTATTCACGTAATGTCTTTGTCGCCCAAATACGGAAAGCCGTTGCACGTTTACTGTTGACACGGTAGCCAACAGCGATGATTGCGTCAAGGTTGTAAAATTTAACCCTTCTTGTTACATTTCTACCTCCCTCGTTTTGAACTACCGAAATTTCTTCGGTAGTTGCATTTTCCTCTAATTCTGCATCCTTGAATACATTTTTAAGATGCACCCCGATATTATCCGTGCTACATCCAAACAGTTCAGCCATTCCTCTTTGGTTAAGCCAAATGGTCTCGTTCACGGCATCAATCTGTACACGCACCTCGCCGTCCTCATTATTGAAGATGACAATTTCGCCTAAATTCTTGTTATTCTCCATATTTTATAACTTTTACATCTGCAAAGATACCAAGTAGCCGAGTATTCCTCGGCTACTTGATTTCATCGCGAAGTAAATTCCGGCATGGCGCAAGCAATTGCGTTCCAGTCGGTTTTTGTTTTACAGCCCCTCCTTCGCAATGTTCTCGTCTTCCCATTCAAGGTAGCGTGCGTACCATTCCACCGCAGGAACAAGGACTTTCTTTCTAATCATTTCAGCGTCCAACGTATCATCAAGCGTCGCTGAATGATGAAGCACCGCCACATGGTGTTCCACCACTCCCCAACGGTTTATGTAATCGAATTTATGGGTTAATACGCCTTCACGAAGTGCAAGCACATCTTCTTCGTCGAGCATTTCAACCACGGATGCGGAGCGCACATGCAGGATTACGTTTCTGCCGTGCAGCGTCTCGTCTTTTCCCCCCCCAACCAGCCAAGAAAGCGAAGTCGGGCAGATACAGGTCTTTTACTTTTTTTGCCATACGGTTAGTTATTTGTTTGTGAGCTGTTTCCATGATGGAAAGATTTTGCGTCATGGCTTCCGTCCTCAACGTTGCCAACGCCAAGCCCTGTCTCTCTGAAATACCTGTCACGGCTCAGGAAACAATCTTCTACCTTGCTACATCGTGGCGAGGAAGCTTTGCAACGCCCCCATGTCCTGTAACCTTACGACATCGCCACCAGTCTCGACATGCACCCGTTCACGCTTCCTGCTCCGCTCAACGACAGAAAGCATGTTCTTCACCACGCCCTCTGCGTTGATTATGTTTACGTTCTTACCTTTGGTCTGCTCAACGATGTTTATCAGTTCATCGGCAAAGGAGCGAGATACGAACACCACGCCATCCAAGTCTATGTTCACGATTGTACACTCTGCGTTTTCAGCCTCCGCGCGTATCACGTCAGCGTTGCGGCGCAAGCGGATGTCGTTGCTCAAAATCTTAGAAACGTTGATAAACTTTTCCATGTTCCACCTCCTTTAATCAAGATAATCGTAAATATTGAAGCCTTCGTCTATATTGACAGGTATCTTCAGTAGTATTATAGTTCCGCTCCAATAAATGGATGGCGGTAATTCTATGTAATTCTCTTCCCCTGCCTCGTAGCGGTAAAACGCCCCACCTGACAGCATGAAGAAACTTCCATTCAGCCCCTCAACGAGCATCCGTCTCGTTGACGAAAGCCCAAAGCCTCGTTCTTTTTCTCCTTTGGCTGAGTAGCCGCAGTTTGCGAGGCGCAAGGCTTCTGCCTCCCCATTGAACTTGTCCGTGTACCTGTTCGCGGCCACATAACTTCCATATACCGTTATTCCATTGTCCGCAATACACAGATTGATGCACGTGTCATGTCTCGAAAGCTGGGAGTAGATATATCCATATTCACTCTTCGAGTGTTCGCTAATGTTGCATATCAGCTCACCAAGCATATAAGACAGCGGAGTGTGTATATCCTTACCGTAGTTGCTTTGTTCCTTGATGAGACCTTGCAATATCGGCTGTATATCATCGACCGCTTTCCTTTCAGCAAGTGGGAACTTGCAAATTGGCATGTACGTTTTCTTTATGTATGGGGTCAGCAAGGCTCGCAAGTCCTCGCCCCAGCCAATGCTAAGGATGTCCTCAAAGTGTATCAGGCGAAAATAATCGCTTAGATACTGCGACATATTGCAACATACGACCTCTCGTTCCAACTTGCACTTGTATATCGCAAGCGGTGCGAGGAAGAATGGGTGAAAGAACGAAGCGTTGGAGAAATCCCATACAACACCCTCTTCTCCTGCGCTTTCAGTGGCGTTTACGACTCTAAAAAGTTCATTGAAAACACTGCCAATTCTTTCATCCCTATCAACTTTCGGTATGTGTACGCTTGGTTTCATTCCGTTGCAAAGATAACGCTTTCCTTTGAAAATTGTTCAAGAAAAAAACTATATCGTGCAATTTATTACTTTCTCCGTCTCACGCAAGCGTAGAGCCACAGGCCGTCAATCGCCAGCGCAGCCAGCGCAACCACACGACACGCCTTGTCGTACCAGCGCGTCTTGTACTCCGTCACCCTCTTCTCAACAGGGTAAGGCACGCTGTCACGCCTCACCACGAGCATCGTGTCTCTTACGATGCGGTCACGGGTCTTGTACCTGACCGCCGTCTTGACGAGACAAACCGTGTCGCCTTTCGTGTACTGGTTCACGAACACGCTGTCGTGAAGCCATACGCTGTCAATTTGATGGCGTATGGTCACGCTGTCCTTGTAATGGTACTCTGGCACGGCCACGTACTTCGTCTTGCAGCCGCACAGCAGCGTGATTACCACGCAGAGGAACAAGCCCCACAACAAGCCCTTAACGTAATTCTTATTCATAACACATAACTTGTAACTAAGAAGCGACGCTATGCTCACGCACTATGTCGCGTATGCAAACTCCAAAACAAACTAACTTAAACACTAACCAAATAAATCATCCTAAAAATGGCCTTAATTCTTAATTCTTAATTCTTAACTCTTCACCTTTAACTCTTAACTCATAATTCTTAACTCATAACTCACAACTCTTTATACTCCGCTTTTGCGTCAAAGCACGGACACGCCTTTGCGACTTTCGGAAAGTCCCTGTGTCCTTGTATTTTCGCCGTGGGGTAGCGTTTCCTCAACAACTTCAGCAGCGAGAGCAGCGACTTCTTCTGCGCCTCCGTGCGGTTGTCGATGGGCTTCAGCTTGTCCTCCATGTCCACGCCGCCGACATACGCCACGTTTATTGTCGTGGTGTTGTAGCCTCTCACGCCGTTGCTCACCTTGTCTTCGTCCAACATTTGGTGTATCACTCCGTCAGCCGTAACCACGTAGTGGTAGCCTGGGTTCTTCCACCCTTTGCGCCTGAATTCCATCTTCAGGTCGTTCACGCCCCACTTCTGACTGCTCGCCGTGCAGTGTACTGCTATATATTTTATGTTCCTCATCCTTTTTCAGTTGTCGCATCGTCTTTCTCTTTCTCTTCCTCTCCCGCCAGTCCGCTTACGCTGGCGTCGAAGTGCCGCACCGTCTTGTCAACCATGATGCGCTGTAGCGTTCGCCACAGACGGCTCTCGTCATCGTGGCGGCAGCTGCTCTCGTTCTCCAATATCGACCAAGCCTGCTCGAAGCATATCACGCCCGTGACGACATACGACAGTGGCACTGACACGTGTATGAACACCCAATGCTCCACGAGGTAGGCCAGCAGTATGACCGCCAGCCGCTTGGGTATGGTCTCGCGCACCACCTTGCCGAAGGCGAAGCTGGTGAACTTCGCCCCGTGCCGCTTCGTGCGGTCGGGGTACGCCCTGTGCGCCCGCTTGTCAAGCTGGTATGCGGTGTAAGAGTCATAGACGATGAACGTCACCGCCACGACTATCAACGGGAACGTGGGGCGGAACTCAGCCACCAGCCATCCAATAAGCCCCCCGCATGCGGCGAAGAGCGTCTTCAGCATATTCGTCATTATATCCAAAGATTAAAGTCAAACGCACGCCGCGTCTATCTCCGCGAGCCTGATCGCCTCCCAGCAGGGGCGCAGCCCCGCGCCGTCAAAGTAGCAGAGCGTGTCGGTCTCCGTGTCAATGTACATCTTCTGTCGGCCCGGCACGCGCCCAGCGTCCGAGGCCGCCCCGTAGTCCGAGGCGGAGAACGCCCCGAAGCCGCCGAAGTCAGGGTAGTACGCGGCCGCCCCGTTCTCCAGCCTCACGCCGCCG